ATCTACAAATTCGGGCTTGTTTACTTCTATTTTCATAAGTAACTCCTATTTTTTTATTATACTAATTAGCATTTGCTAAATAATATTCTACCAATAAATTCGTACAGTTATATACATCGCCTAAACGGTTATTAAACGCGTCTAATACGCCAATGTAGGCTTGATATTTAAGATATGGTATTCCACTCTCATAAAGCCTAATTATCGCTTTATAATCAGCCATATACTCTCTATACTCAAAATTCAAATGTTCGGCTTCGTGTGCCAAACATCTCGCAAACCTATTTAATGGTATTTCGTAGTCTAAGTATATTTTTTGAAACACCGGGTAAGATAAGCCGTAGTCTTTAAGCGATTTATATGTAATGTTTAAATTGCCATATAAGTTTTCAATGTCTGTAACTTGTTGAGATTTTGCAGGGCTAGCAACAAAACTTGTATAAAAGTAGTCGTTAGCCATTGCAATTTCTTCTTGCGTGTAAACGGTGGGTAAAATCGAATTACTTTGAAGCACCATTCTCACATTAAATGTTGCTGTAAATAAAATTAGCACAATTAATACCGTGATTATTTTATTCTTCATAGTCAGGGTTTGCGATTAACTCGCCGTCTTCGTTTTCAATAATTAAAGGCTCTTGTTCAACATATTGTTCTTCTTTCATTTGCATTCTCCTTTCATAACCCCAATCAGTTCCGTGTGTTTTTTTGCCTGTTATTGCGTTGATAAAAACATATTGCTTTGTAATCGGGTCACGGTATGTGCTATTATTCATTTTTCAAAACTTCTTCATAGTTTTCTATACTATCGTTAATGCCTAAATAAAGCACTTCACTTAAAATGTTTCCACTTTCTTTGTGTTTAAAAACATAACCATTTGCGGCGTTGTATTTTTTTAAAACAATTTCTTCATATTCCATAAATTATCTCCTTTTAACTTAATGTCCAGTTTTTAGAGGTTGCAACTGCGATTTGTGAGGGCGTTAGTTTTTCTAAGTTTGTAGCACCAATCGTGAATGTAAATGTTGTGGTTAAACTTCTATCAGCAAGTCGCAATATTATACCACTGTAAAGTGTTTCTGCACTAAGCAACGTACTGCTTGATATATTTCTTCCATTTGCGTTAAAACCACCAGAAAAATCTATTTTTTCCAAAGAAAACATACCAGAAAGAGCGGAACTTGTACCACCAGTTATTGTTTGCGTTAATATTAAATTTTTTAAAGACCAGCACCCATTTGTAGTGTCCGAAAGACTGGTTCCATCTGTTATACACTTTTCAAAAGAAGTGCAGTTTCTTAGTGCACTTTCCGTGAACCTTGTATAAATATTTCCTAATGTATTTTCATTACCATTTTTTAATATTGTTTTCAAGGAATAACAGTTTTGAAAAGCGTTTTGAGTTGCTTCAACTAAATTATTTTTAAAATTTATACATCTTAAAGAAAAATTATTAGAATAATCGTATGTATTGTTTGCAGTAGACGAGCCTCTAATTATTCCACTTGACCTATCAATTCCATCAACGACCCATAATAAGCTTCTATTAAAATTTGGAGTTACACCAGCGACAAAATTCAATTCGGTATTTCTATAATAACCTATCCATCTATACTTATTGCCAATGCTATCAACAAAATCTTTCGTTTTATCCCAAATATGAGTTGCACCTGTAAAACCAGTATACCAAACCCCATCACTTGTTTGATAATCAAAACCTGCTGGCAAAACGGTTTCGTTATCACTTGCTGCAATTAATGCGAAAGTTCGGTAAGTATACGCTGGTGTCCAAACTCCTGCCCCGTTATAATTTGTATCATAATAGTTTTCAATATCTACCCAATCAGGGTCACGCCACGATGGCAAACTTTCAGCACTTATCTCACTAACTTTTGTCGCATACTCTCTAAAAGTAGCCTCTCCAACTGTTACGCCTTTTGCCTCAATGGCATTTTTAATGGCTGTTTTTGTATCGTTTAAATAAACTAATTTATCACTTATCATACTACACCACCTCGCCATTTATTATGTCTAGTGCTTCGCCAATATCGCCAATTAAACCAACTATTTCGTCAATAGCAACTTGTGAATTTGTTGCAGTTAAACCGCTTGTAGTATTGCTATAATTAATTGAACTTGCAGGGTGTGAGTTTTCTGCATCTCTACCAGTCAAATCGTTGTGAACGCTAGCACCGCTTAAATTCATAGTAATATCAAAAGCACTTTCTACGCTTTCAGGTGTATTGCTACCTTTTTGCACTATAATTCTACCTACTAAAATTGCGTGAGAACTAACCGTGCTTGGTGGGTTTGGAACATCACTTGCTGTTGCTTGATTTATTGTATAATCTCCACCACCTAAAACAGCATACAAATGTTTTTGATTTTCAACTCCACGCCAAAACCAAATTACAGCATATCTATTTGCAGTCAATTCTACCAAGTCAGTTCCGTTGTCGTATTGCGTATTTCTAAACTGTGTTTCTTGTGCCAAAGTCCAAACACCAGCCGTGTGATAGTATAAATAAATATTATCGGTAGCACTTAAAATTTGGTCTAACGCAACTCTTGTTAAGCCATACCAAACCGCACCGCTTGATAAACTAACATTTCGCGTTCCATAGGTTGCTAACGCCAAACCACTTTCACGCTCAAATCGTCTAACCGCAACCGCTTTTTCAATGTTTTTTTCAATAGCACCTTTACCCATTTCATCCCAATCTAGCGTGTGTAAAATTAAGCCCGTTCTAACTATTGTAAAAATAGGAACAATATTACTTTGATTAATTTCGCTTCGGTCTATTGTTTTTCTTAAAATAGGGTTTCCGCCATTATAATCTGCTACTATGTAATTTGTTGCACCGTCATTAAGTTCAACAGTTATAGGTGCAATATCATAATTTTTGATTAACCCGTTAAAGTCGTCATTATTATATAAATTAACGCAACAAGCGTTTACCGTAACGCTACCTGTCCCTAAGTCAGTAAGTGTTGGTTTTTCGGTAGCACCTGAACTTAATTGTTTAACCATATTCGGTGCGTCAATATCGCCCTCAAAAGTTACATTACTTAAAACGGTTTGTTCGTTTAAAGTCGTTAAACTTAAACTTTCGCTTTTTAACGCATAAGAACTAGCACTAACTCCACCTAATTTTGGGCTGTTTAAAACATCAACTTTAATTGTGTTATTGTTATTGTCAATGCTAATGTCCGCCGTTTCGGTATCAATTCCACTATAAGAACTAACACCGTCATCAACAACTACTACACCGCTTTTGTTAATTTCAAAGGTTAGCATTGTGCTTGATAAAATAACATCAATACTGCCGGTTTCGGTCAACTCAAAACTAACACCAATTGTTCCATAAAGTGCGGTTTCGTCTGCTCTCAAATTGTAGTACCAATATTCATTTATTGCATCCCATTCCATTTTTTTAGTTACTAGCAACTTGCCTTGATTTCGGTAAAACTTAACATATGCGTCTTGTGTTGCACCTGTATAGCTAGCAGAAACCAACCTAATTTGTTTAGTTAAGTTATCTCTCTGGTTGACAACAAAACCGCCCTCACTTTCGCTTGCAACCGTAAGCGTTCCATTGACTGCCAAACTGTATTGTCTAAAACTTCCTATTACTATCATTTTTTTCTCCTTTATAATTTTCTTTTCAAGTTAAAATAAATTTCGTTTTGAAACTTATTATCAACCACGCTAATTGTGTTCAAGTCTTGATTTGCACCTAAATACATTTTTCCGTCTTCGTCTGCTATGCACCACGCTTTGTGTGTAGGTAGGGTTGTGTAATTTACACCAGTTTTAATGTATGCACTTGGCAACGCCCATTGTCCATAAGGCTGTATGTTATCTAGGTCGCTTATTCGTGTTGCATTACTTGGCACATAACGCCTTTGTAGTTTGCTCAGTTTATCAGGGCATAACCAAACATATAATTGCTTAAAGTTATTCGCTATTAATGTGTTATTTTCTGCTAAGTAACTGCCAATAATTATTTCATCTTCCTCAGTAACAAATTGTAGTTCATAGGTAAAGTTTAGTGTTTCTCTCCCGTCTTTTTCAAGCCATAATGATTTTGAGTTGCTCGAACTTTCTAAAAACAAAACTAAGGTGTTTTCAGTTTGCACTGAACCTTTTGTAAATCTAGGATAAGCCAATGCTTGTTCTTTTAATTCGCTAACCGTGTAACTATCAAACTCGCTTCCACTTAAAAATGCCATTTGCAGTTTTTGGATTTCGCCGTTTTCGTCTGTATAATTAAAATCTTTTTGCTGTCTTTGTGTTTTTCCGCTAACAGCATAAGTAGAAACACCTAAACTATAATTGTCTTTTGCTTTAAAACTTAAATTTAATTTGTCGCCTATTCCAACTGAAGTCGCAGTAAGTATTCCAACATTTAAAGGATTACCTATTTTATCAAGTCCAAATAACACCACCGCCTCAATAGGTTTTTTCAAATTTATTAATGCAATATCTCCAACTGGCAAAAACATATAACCAATCTGAAACTTACCAAATGAAGAAAGTGCAACATTGCTATTTGAAACTTGTGTAAAACTTAAATCAACAAATTCTTTAAAATGTGTTTTTCGTTCTACTATATCACCTGTGGCTGGTATTTGATATTGTCGGTTTAAACTGTCAATCCCAATGTATTGTTCAAGTGCTACATAATCTTTTACCCATTTCACAGTTTGTAATAATTGCTGATTATAGCCGCTAACCTTTGTTTTTGTAATATAGTAGCCGTCTGCATTAAATCGCCCAACTTCTAGTAAATCACTGTAATCGTCAAAATAGTATTCTTCTTCATAAGTAAGGTTTCCCATTCTTGCCGAACTTTGCAACATTGCATCGCCAACGCTTGTAGTGTCAACTATGTTTTCGGTTTGGTTATAAACTAAACTCGTGTCTTCTGTCTTTTCGTCAAACTCTCTTAATGGTTTTGTGTGTCTTGTAAAAATGTTTTGTATAGGGTTGTATTCAAAACAAAATATTGTGTCAGATATTGCTGTTTTAACATCTATTCTTGAAACGCTAATTGCGGGATAATTAACATTTACCCATTCTTCAATAGCGTGTTCTAATATTTTTGTAATTGCCTCTTTTTGTAAAAACCCAAATACTGCAGGTGCTTTATACATTAACCCGTCTATTTTGTCGCCGTACTGTTCATAATAAATTGACATACCCTTTTGTCCAAAGCTATCGCCGTCTTCTAGTGTATCGTAAATTGCTTTTTCATAAAGATATTTTGTTATGTCTAATTCTGGTATTGTTGGGTCTAGTGCAACCGCACCAGCAGATATAACAAACGAGTATACATTTTTTACAATTAAAGTCTTTTCTGTGTCTATATTTCTAGGCAATAATACAACTAACTCTTGCGTGCTATCAACCACTGTGCCACTTCTACTTCTAGGAGTTGTAACAACAGTTTCTATTTTACTGCCTTTTGCGTCTTCTTCTGGGTATGTATTTTGTATGTCCGCCACCAACTCTGTATGGTATTGCGTTTCAACCAAACTTTTAATGTGTCTTAAATAATCTCCGCCTGTAACCTCTGGCGATATATCATTAAAGAAGTCAAATTTAATCGTATATTGTCTTTCTCCAAACTCGTCAAAAGTTATTCCCATTCTAACTTGTGCTTGAATGCTTTTGCCTATTTGATTTAAAACCTCGTAAAGCGTCTTTGTAGGGTTAAATGTAAATTCCCTACCATTTATGCTTTCTAGTCTAGTTCGTGTCGTATCGTCTAATATAAATCGTAAATCGCCTACTTCTTCGCTTCTTTTGGTGTCAAAAATTCTTAAAACTCTATCAACTATGTCTGCCATTGTTTTTGTTATTATTGGGTTGCCATTATCGTCTATTGGTAAGGTTTCGGTTGCGTTTCCAAAATATACTTGTTGCAATAAACTAGTTAATTCAATTATGCTTACATTGTGTTTAAAGTTAGTTACGTTAATCTCTGCTATTCGGCTACTCATAAAAAACCATTCTAAAACTTCCTGTCCGCCACCATTTAAAAGCTTAACCAATCTTCCAAGCGTATATTGTTTTATCGGCTCCCTATCGGTCAAATAACAGTCAAAACCACCGTTGTCTAACTCCTCGCCCAAAACTTTTACAAACTCGTAAGGCTCTATGTTTGCAAGCGTGCTAATATTATTTAATTGGTCATACTTTTCAAATCTATATTTTATCACGCGCTATCTCCTAAAATTATTGTTTCTTCCGCCCTGTCCAAATATCTGTCTTCCGCTTCTTTCTCTTAATGCATCTGCTTCTAAGTTCCTAAAAAACATATCTTGATTATAAGTATAAAAACTAGTACCAACATCAAATAATATCGAAGCACCACCTAAAACAGGGTTTACAGCCAATGCCGTTGCATAACCTAATGCCTTTGTCCCTGCTTGTATAGAACGAGTTGCCTGTTCGCTTCCTGTCCATTGAGTGATATTGCTATTAACGAAACTAAATGCTTGTTTAGCAACATATGCTCCAAGTCCAGCAGTTAATGGTTTTGGTGGAGTTGTTTTTTTGTTTTTTTTCTTAGGTGTTGTTCCGCTATCTTCCTTTATCTCTAACAATTCGCCATTGGGAGTTTCAACTGTTTCGCTATCTAATTGCTCATTTCCAACGCCGTCTTTGCTTTCAATTATTACTTTATATGTTTCAGCCATAACTCCCTCCTTTAAGCACTTAGACTAAATGTTATGTTTAAAAACACAAACTCTCCCAGATTAAATACTGTGTCTATTTTTAACAGCTTAGCGTTTGTCCACTCTGTGCTATAATCGGTTATACCCTTTTCAAGCGTAAACTTTAAATGATATGTGTAGGGGTCTAACATATTTGTGAAATCCGCTAATAAATGTTTTAAAAAGTGTTCTCCTAATGTGCTTGTCCTAGTAAACAACCCTGTAACAACCGCTGTGTGTTCGCTACCATTGTGTATAATTTTAGTTTTTGTTTGTCCGCTAACATTAATCGGCTTATTTTCAACCCTTACTTGCTCCACTAAACTAATGCTTAATGCTTCTTTAAAATCAACATACGAACTCAAACCTGCAACAACAGGATATTTTGTCTGTAATGTAAACTCGTCGCCAAAGTAACCGGCAGAAATAGTTGTATTTGACATTGCTATAAATATACTTCCGCTTAATGTTAATTGTTGTCTTCTGCCATAGCCTGTGTTTTCTAGCACTGCGTAATTTGGTTTATTGTAACCCCACGCCACATAATATGTGTTGCCTGTTGTAATCGTTGGTATTTGTGCAGTAGTAAATTTTGACACTGCACTATTTTTGTAATCACTCTCAAAAACTAGCCCGTTAATCTCTGTTTGCAATTCGGTTTTGTCCATTAAACTAAACAAGTCTAATGTAAATAATACCTTAGCGCCATATATTCCGCCAATCTCCGTATATTGTGTAGGGTATGTTTTCGTAACCCCAACAATATTTCCGTTTTCTAACTGTTGTTTTAATAGGTCTTCGGTTATTTGGTCGAACCTTATTAAATCTGCTTGTTTGTCATCGTGTCTTGGACTTCCTGTCTTTTCATTAACAGGAGGTGCAAAGTCGCTGTAAATTTTATACATACCAGAATAATTAGTGCTTTCTTCATCAAAGTACTTTTGGAATATGTCCGACAATAATTGCGTTTCGCTTAATTTAATCAAATTGAATAACCCCCTAATTCTTTTGCCACCGATGACACCGCTTCGTCAAGTATCTTATTTATAAATTGATAATGTGTATTTACATAGCCTCTAATTTTTGCGTTCTCTTGCAGTATTTGTGTATAAGGTGCATTTTGTCCACCAACCTCAAACATAACAGCCTTACCTGTTAAACTGCCTAAGTTTGTTACGCTACCTAAAAGATTGCCTGTATCATATGGCATTTTATTGCTAGCCCTAAATTTACTAAGTATTAAATTGCCTACATTTTCAATTATTATCATTTTATTTATACCTTTGTAAATTGAATATTTTTTGATTATCAATTTTTAAAAACTGTGCTCTGTGTTGGTCTTGTAAATCAACAGGGTCATCTTGTATATTGGCAATTACATAAAATGTGCCGTCTTCTAGTTTTACCCTGTCGCCCTGTATCGCTGGTAAATTATCTATTGCTACTATACTTGCAAATGCCTGTACAAATTCCGTCAAGCCATTAGTTACATTCTCATATCTTTTCGGCGAAATCTCTTTGTAGTCAAACTCGGTTGCTTTATCGCTTTTATCATAGTGTGTTCCAACTAAATGCAAGTTTTCAGTATTCTGTAAAAATAAATTCATTAAACTACCCTACCCTCTCCAACTTTATAAAAGAAATATAGTTGGTCAAATAATATACTCTCTACTTCTTTGCTTATAGTATTCATTGTTTCAAGTGCCGTTTCTTTTGACAGTCTACCCTGTAAAATCTCAAATAGTAATTTAGCCTGTGCTTCCCTAAATAGTTCTTTTCGGTACTCGGTGTAACTTACGCTTTCGGTATACTTTGTATACTTGTTGTTTTTCTTTTTTAGTGTCGGCGTAAAGTACTTATAAGCATTTGGCGTTTTAATATCGTATTCGTCTGTGTAACCCTTTAAAGCGTCTTCTACATCTGTGTAATCAAAAAGCAACTCATTGCTCGTTAAAATGTGCCTTACAATGCGGTTATATACATAATCATACAACGCTTCGGTGTCTATTCCACCCCTAACAAGTTTTGTTAAGTCTGTGCCTATTGCGTTAGAATTCAACCAACTATCAGTCAACTTTGTTTTAATTACCATTTTTTATCTCCTTATTTCTATACACCTTTTCTAAATTCAGTAAAACCCTGTGAATAAATATCAAGTACCAACTCTTCATTAAACTTATTTGCGTATGCGTTTAAAAACTTTCTATAAGCCTTTTTGCATTTTTTTAAATCAATATCTTCGGCTAATATCTCAAACATTACTTTCCCCGTTTCGCTAAAACCAAACAAAACTAATTTTATGCCATCATTGAATATTCCCTTACCATCTCGTTGCTCTTTGCCTATTACATCGTCTTTGTTTAATTCTTTAAACCTTTCTTCTGTTAGCGAACTTGTAAAACTCGCTCTTATAAAATGCATTCTATTCATAATTTCCCCTTAAATTTTTATTAGTGAGGCGTTTAAGATTTCCCTTATTCTCCCCATAGTAGAAAGTGGCGTTACCCACTCTCTATAATTAGTTAGGCAGCAGATACAACTATTGCTAGTCCGGCAGAATAACATAAGTCATTTGCATCAACAACAGCAATTACAATATCGTGTCCAGTAGTCGCTGTAATATCAGCAGTACCATTCCAAGCAGTCCAAGTACTTAAATCAGCACCGAACGCAGGAATTGCAACATCAGCAGCAGTTTTATAAACATAGCTATAAGAACCAGTATTGCCAATCGCACTGTCAAGCGTAATTTTAGTATTACCTTGTAAAGTCCCAGCAACCGAAGTTACGCCAAGCACTCTCATATCAAAAGAAGCATAGATTGATTTAATACCTCTTACGCCATCAGGGAATACGAATGTGTCCCATAGTGAACGGTTTTGATATAAGTATCCATCGCCCTTAGTATGTGAACCTGGCTCAAAGAAGTAAATAGTAGCAATTTTTGGAACTGTTACAACTCTTTCAGTGTCGCAAATTACATAGTTTAATTGTGAACTTTCAGCAATGTCGCCATTAAATCCAGCCTCGCCCGCATTTGTGTTAACGCTGTATTTAACAATACTATAAAATCTATCATAGTCTGTTACTTCGTATACAGGTATTCCGTCAATAGCGGTTACCCTAGTTTCAACACCAAAGCCACCTGGTGCTACATTTGTGATTTCAACTCTTTTACTTAATTCAGTTGAACGCTCTAATAAGTCCATAGCGTCAGAGCTAACAAACACTTCTAGTGTGCTTCTATATCTACGAACATTTTTAATAGCTGCTTTAATTTTAGTAAATACATCCGCAACAGCCAGTGTTTCCTCAACATATAGACTATTAGCAATTGCTTTTTGTGCAACTATTGAGAAGAACCTAGCGTCCATTTCTGGTGTTTGGTGTTCTCTTGTAAATACCTCTGTTACATTTTGAGCAGCCGCAGTTGTATTGCTTTCGTCAACATCCGCTCTGTCTACAAATAACTCAATACTTCTATCGTGTGATAGTGTGAACGGAACATCCGATTGTGTGATAATACTTGAATTCCATCCGTCAGCCGCTCTACTGTGGTTACCATAACCACCTGTTGCTAGTGTCGTAAAATGGAATGTTTTTGCATCTAGCCATCTTACATTTTGTGTTACGTATCTTGCCGAAAAAGCGTTCTCTGCTAATGTTTTAATTATTTCAGGTTGCCATTTTTCAGCGTAGTTAATTACATTTGGCATAATTTTAAATCTCCTTTATTTTTTAATTATTTTCGCCACGGCTCGCTTGTGTTTTTAGTAGACCCCCAAGCCATAGGGTCTTTTGGTTTATTAGCGGTTTGTGTTAACGCACTTTTGGTTGTTCCTGCCAATTTGCTTTGCACTCCTGCCTCAACCTGTTTTGCTATAAGGTTTTTTAAGTTTGCCACCTTTTCTAGCATTTTGTCAGCGTCTATGTCGGCTACAAGTTCAACGAACTCTCTGCCTAAACCCTCATCACTAAGTTTTTGTAAAGCATTGAATTGTGCCTCTTTTAATTTAAACTCTTTCCTTTCCGCCTCAAACCTTTCTTGCTCGCTCATTTTAGCCTTTTGTGCTTCTTTTTCCGCTTGCAGTTTTTCGTCTTTAAGTCTTTGCTCAAATTCCTTTTTAGCCTTTTCATATGCCCTTTGCTCACGCGTCTTTGCAATCTCTTCAATTTTCGCGTTTTGCTTTTCGTCAAACACAGGCTTCTCACTTTCTACTTCCGCATTGATAACGCCTTTGTCTTCTTCCTGTAATTCAGGTTGTTTTAAGTCTTCCATAGTTTCTCCTTGATTTATAGTGTCCCCACTCTTAAATATAGTTTATAGTTCTCCAACTTGCCATATTCCTACGGCGTTTATATCAAAATTCAGGTTTAAATGTTTCAAACTTGAACTCAATATTTTCTTTATGTGGCTGTCTGTAAAACGGTATTCCGTTTTGCTCTGCCACTTTTTCAAGCCCTCTTAATCTCGCTTGATTGTTTTTAACTAACTGCCTTGCCCTTGCTCTTTCTTGCTCGGTTAATGCGTTAGCCTCCACTTGTTTGTACTGTCGCACATTCCTTTGGTACACCCTTTGCTTTTGCTCTATGGCATAAGTTTGTTTTGCTTTTAAGTCGTTAACCTTACCTCTTTTGTTTACTATTGCATCTCCCGGTGCTTCTGGTACTTTAAAACTTTTCGGTGCAAGCGTTATCGTATGTCGGCAATTAAAGTGAAATAGTCCAGGTCTGCCCTTTCTATCAACAACTGTGCTAAGTAACGGTAAGTTAGTCCAACGCCCTCTTCTTCCTTGCCTGTAAACATCGTCTATGTAAAACTTGCCTTGATGTGGTCTACACGCGTCGCTTGCACTTTGGTGTTGACTAACATATACTCTGTCGTCTTCCGAAACTACTGCTCCGCCACCCGCTAACAAAATCGCCTGTGATTGTTCCCTTATATTCATTTCATTGTATAAACTTAAGGAGTATTCAGCCCTTAGCCCCTGTTTTCCTACAACGCCTTTTGCATTATACTTTCTCGTGTTTTCATCAATTACTTGTTTTAGCGTTTTCTTACTACCCGCTAATTTGCCAATCATAACCGCACCTAGTATCATTGCCGTTAATTGTCCAAACTCTCGGTCTTGCGTTCTCAATGCTGTTAATTGGCTTTGTCGGCTCGCTTCCTTAGTAGAACTTATAATTTGCTCTTTTTGGTCGGTGGTATTTAAAATCTGTATTACTTCTTCAGCCTCTTTCTCGGCTTTGTTAATTCCAACTCTGTAAGCGTTTTCTAATTCGTTGTCAATAAGTATCTCGGCTTGATTAAATGCCCTAGAAAGCACATTAGCGTTTTCTTTGAGTAATTTAGCACGCTTTTCGCTTAACTCGGTTTGAAGCCCTATTGCGTAAGCGTTAACATCTTCTATACTGTCAAGCGTTATGTCTTTTAACTCTTTAAACATTTTAGTTCGGTTTCGCAACAATTCGGTTTCGGTGTTACTCATAAGCTCAAACATTTCAACGCCATCGCTTAATGCCCTATCTCCAAAATTCTTCATAACCACCTACTCTTCAAATATATCTTCTGGCATTTCCTCAACTTCTTCCGTTGGCTCGCTAATAGTTTCTTCCGCCACCGTTTCTTCCGCCTGTGCAAATAATTGGTTTAACTCTTCTTCGTTGGTTTCGTCTGGCACTTCTATTTGCTCTTCGCTATTAACAAAACTGAACTGCATTGCCAATACTTCGGGTTTAACGCCAACACTTAATGCACTTGGAATTATTGTTGCCGTTTCAATGTCTATGTTTGGTCGCTTAGTGCTAAATGTAATATCAACATCTCGTATGTCTAGCAAGTCCGCACCCTGCACCGCTAAAACATTCTCGTACTTTTGCAAACGCTCTCTTAATAGACTAACCATAAACGGATTTTTAACATCTAGTTTACTTTCAATGCCTATTAACTTAAACGCCATTGCAACGCCACTCGCTATTCCTGCAAAACTCTCATCGGTAAAGTTTGGCACAAATGAATACTTGGCAATATCGTCAGTTAAACGCTTCAATGTGTCATTCATTCCTAAGTGGTCCACTTGCGAAGTTACATACTCAACTCGTGGATTTGCCACTGTTCCGTCGCCCTTAACCGTCAACTCTCGCAACTGTTTCATTTTGGTATGTGCTAACGCTTTCTCTTCTTCGTCATTACCAGTGCTTATTCCATAAAATACAAGTAAGTTTTCTATAAACTGCCTTATGCCGTTTATGTGGTCGCTTCCTATTTCATTCTTGCTGTCTATCAAACTTATAGAAGTTTCAAAGTCGCCTTGCAAATCTTCGTTGTTCCAACACTCTGCAATCGGTATTTGCCCTATAAAGTGTTCTTGTGGCTCTGCGGTCATATCTAATGCTTCTAACTTCATATCTTTTGACTTATAAGTTGTTACATATTCCTCGTCATATACCGCAATTTCATAGTGAGGCTCTTTACCGTCTATTCGCTTAAATTCCACCGCATACATTGGCACTTGCTCTATTTCGTTATTGTAAACTACAAATCCGCTAGTAGGTCTTATTGCTACTGTTGCAGGCTCTGCGTTTCTATTAATGTAAGTCTTTTCCAACGCCCTACCATAAATACTAACATATCTCGCTATGGTGGCGGTTTGGCTCTGCACATTTTGCTTTCTAAACATTGTAAGTATCTTATCAAGTGCATTTTGTGCTTTTGGCTCTTTCACGCTCTCGTTTAACTTGTATGTCGCACCTTTGCCGTAACCAAAACCCACTAAGGTATTAACAATGTAGTTGGGCTCAGGAAACACTAAACGGTAATTGATAGCATTGTCAAACTGACTAAAACGAATACGCCTTAATACATTATGCACGCCTTTATAGTAACCCTCTAATAAAAGCATTCTCGGAAGCATTGTTAAATACTCTTTAACCGCCTCTCTAATATTTTGCTCGGTCGCCCCCTCTTCCTGATATATTACATAGTTCGGTTGATAAGATAACCATAAAGCAATCCAATCTTTGTCTTTTGTCGTATCTATGTTTTCTAAAATTAAGTTCTCCATATATCTCCTTATACTAATACTTGCTGTCTAACATAGAATGCTATTGCAAGTGCCATTACCTTATCGTCGTGTTGTCCGCCTTGTGCTTCCCCGCGACTGTCTTTGCCTTTTACAAACACCAGCATTTGCTTTAATGTTTCTTTATCATTAATTAAACCTATCTCGTTATTTACTACGCTTTTTAATATACTAATAAATAGCGGTCTTGTAACACTCGTTGTCTTTACGCCAAATTGCATTCTCGGTGTATTGGTTGAACTGTCCTCCATTTGTCGCATATACAAATTCGGGTACTCGTACTTTTGCAACTGTTTTGTCGGGTATGTTGAAAAGTTATTCTCGGGTGCTAACTTCGCCCAGTTATAATACTTGCCTAAACAGTAAGTTTGATTAACATAAAAGTCTTCATCGTTTTTATGTGTCATACTCGCAACTTGTTCGCCGGTCTTTAAATGTAATACTTGATTTTCGAAACTATCGCTTCCCTCTCCCGCCGTGTCGCCACCTATCACATAGAACTGCCCTTTTTCAGGCATTTTCCATATCTTAACCGCTCCGTCTTTACGCTCTACAAACTTTATACTATCATTGTTGATTTGCCGCTCTAAGACTATATTGCTAGCCTTAAATGTGTATACGAATTCTCCACGCATAATCGGCTCTTTGACTTCTTCAATTCGCTTCATCACTATTTCTTGGTTAAATACGCAATCGCCCGTTGTTAAGAATGCTTCTTCCGGGTTACTTGGGTATTCCTGTTTAAATAACTTTTCATCGCCGTTAAGGTTATTCGCTATCTGCCACCTACGCCACGCCAATTGCTCGTTATCAAGCCCGTATAATTCTTTTAGGCGTTTCTCTTCACTGTTAAGGTTGAACTCGTCATAAGCCATTCTATACTCTTGTACTTCGTGCCACGCTATAAATAATGGGTAATAGTCATTCTCTCCAGATACCGACCTGTCCCACAAGTCTTTAAAGTGGTTGTAACCATTTGCCGTGCTTTCTATTATAACGCAACTATTATTGCTGTTTGGCACTGCTTGTAAAACTGCCGCCATTGTCTTTGCCACATCGCCACTGTAAAAAGCATATTCGCTTAAATGTAAATTATCAAACGTACTACCACGCCCTAGTTTCTCTCCACTTCCAGCCGTTCCTACTCTGTACTCGCTACGAAGTCCTTTACCGTCTTGCGTGTCAAACACCAACTCTTTTTTGTTTGAGTATTTTGTTTCAGGCTTTAAGGCATCAGGTAAATCGTTGTAAAAATTCTTTACCATATTAAACAGCCTATCACTGCTCTCGTTGTCGTGTGCCACTACCAGTGTGTTTACATTATGCTTGGTGGCGGTTCTCTTAAAGAAGTAACCACCTACAAATGTTGACATACCCGTTTGTCTTGGCTTTAATATAACAACCCGCTGAGGCTTGCCCTGTTCGTGCTGTTGCTTTAACACGGCATACAGTCGGCTTTGTGCTTCGTTTAAAATAAGGTTTTTCCGCACACCTTGTTTATCTCTAATCTGCAAATAACTCTCTATATACTTTTTTGTGTTGATTGCCATTACATATCACTACCCTCTAATTTTTCTATGTAGTCTTCTATGCGACTTACTTTCACTTCGCTTTTAATATCTAGATTTGATTTATTGTACCCGTGCATACTGTTTAACTTGTCTACTGCATTAATAACTGTTTTGTAATCCGTTAGTTCTTTCGATTTCTCTAATGCGTCTTTTAGTTCTCGCACGCTATCTTCAAAACTCCATATCGCTTTATCTAGTTTCTTTTCTTCTAACCTTGTACTCAATTCACTTATTCTTGCTACTATCTTGGGTTTACTTGACAATCTGCTTGCATTTGCATCTATTGTTTCTCGCTTTACATTTTCCGTTTTATACTTTGCGTAATGATACGCTTCATATTGCGACATCTTCTTATAAATGATTGCATCACAAAACCTTATCTCGTTTTGCGTATATTTGTATTCTTTCTCGCATTTTAATGCACTCATTTTTATTACCCCATAAATTCTTTAATAAAGTTTTTATAGAAATTGTAAAGTTCTTTATCGTTTTCAAAACTA